GCCCAGGCCGCGCAGCCGCGGCAGGTAGCGCAGCATTTGGACGGTGTCGCCGAAGCCTTCGTCGTGCACCAGCAGCAGCGACTTGCCGGCCAGGTTATCGCCGCGCCAGCGCGCAACCCCGCGTGCCGCGATCTCGTCATCGACCGCATAGCTGCCGAGATCGAAGCGATGCTCGTAGGCGGCCAAGCCGTCGCGCCAGCGACCGAGCGCGAGCAGGATCAGCGCGCGGTTGAAGCTGGCGCGCGCAGTCTTCGCGATGCGCAGCGCCGTGTCGATCTCGATCAGCGCCTCTTCGCATCTATTCTGCCGCAGCAGCCGGACCGCGCGATCGGCACGCTCGACGTACTTCGTGATCACGCGCGAGCGTGCTTTCTTCGGCAATGCGCCACGCCCGATCAGTTGTTTGCCGTTGGCGAACATCAGTTCGCCCTTGGGCAGCGGGGCACGCTGACCGTTCTTGCCGCTGACATCGAGGATGTCGCCGCGCGCGGTCAGTCCGCGCCAGCCGGTGGCGGTTTGCTCGAACGCGAGAATCGGCGGCAATTTGGGCAGATCGCCGAACGTCGCGGCAGTGGCTTCCCGCGCCATCACACTTTCCAGGTCGGCGTCGTCCAGGCGAAGCCGCGCGGATCGCGCAACGCCCACGACAGCGGCCAGCGTCCTTTGAGCGCGATCGAATCGGTCTGCCACAGCGAGCGCGCGGGCGCCACGCTACCGACCGGCTGCGGCACGGTGTCCATGTGCAGGGTCGCGGCCTTGGCGGTCTCGATCTCGGGATCGCCGCCGATCGCGGACACCAGCGCGACCGGCGCAATGCACATGATGTCGTTGATGACCGCGCTCGATCCCAGCACCTTCACGTTGCTGAATTCGCGCCCCAAGCGGGCCTGCATCGACACCGCTCGCCCCGGCGATGCGACGAAGACATAGGGTCCGGGACCGCCGACCGGCGCCACCGCGTTGATCAGCGCGACCATGTCCTCGAAAGCCGCCTCGGTGGCGACGGTGTTGTTGCTCGCGGTCAATGCGGCGATGTTGTAGCGCAGGCCGGCGGGGCGCTCGGCATCGCCGGGGTTGGCGTCCCACAGGACCTCGTCGAGCATGCGCCCGATCGAGCGGATGAAGACGTCGCCGACCAGCTTCTCGGCGTTCGACGATTCGATCATCTCGCGGGTCAGGACACCGATCGCCGCGATCTTGTGCGGCGCGAGCGTGGCCACGCCGAGCGCCAGTTGATGCACCGGGATCGACGCGCCTTCGGCGACGAAGCCAGCATTGGCGAAGTCGGCGACGAAGCCCGGCGCGCTGATCAAGCCGGCACGATCGAACGACAGCACCAAGCCGAGCCGCAACAGTTGCACGCCGCTCGACATCGGGCCGAGCGCGTCGAGCGTATCGATGACGTGCTTCTGCGCCAGTTCCGCCGCCCATCCGTCCACGCTGGTCATCGCGGGCACGGTAGCCGTTCGCGTCAGCAGATCGTGCAACGCGCGATCCTGCGGCCACATCTGCGCAGCGACATCGGCTGGTCGCACGCGGCGGACATGCGCGAGCACGTGCGCGGTGGCGAGGCGCACGAAGCTGTTGCCCGGCTTGTCCGGCAGCGCCGGCTTGAACGGCATCGGTTCTGCGCGCTCGCCTTTCCCGAAGATCATGGTCATCGATTAGTCCCTTGCATATCGCGTCCAGGTCCGTGCCCGCAGGCCGGCCCAATGATGGACCGCGAGAAAGCTCAGCCGCCGCCCTCGATCTGTTGGTTGCGCGCCACGCCTGTGCGCATCAGTTTGCGCTCGTGCATGTGCCGGCGCATCGCGATCTCGGTGTCGCTCGGTGAACGCAGTCGGTCGATCGCCCATCCCAATGCCTGCTCGGCGCCGTGCAGCATGTCGATGCCGCGGCCCTTGACGCCCGCACTCTCGTAATCGGCGCGCAACGCGCGCACCTTTTGCAGTTCGTGCCAGATTTCGGCTTCGGTCTTCACGGGCGTCGCGGCACCGCTCTGCGCTCGGCTTCGAGGATCAGCCGCGGCAGCGCCCGCGCGATGGCGTTGCCGAGCTTGCGGGTTTCTTCCTCGTCCGGGACTTCACCAACGCAATCGTCGGAGTTGAGATAGCCCCAACCGACCAGCTTGCGCACCAGCCATGCGCGGGTTTCGGCACTGATCGGCACCGGTGCGATCATCTTGTTGCCATCATGAATGCTCGGCTCCCTACGCTGCGGTGGGAGCCGTCGAGGCTCGACAGGCCCGCCGGGACCGGTAGCCTGCTTGCCGCCTCAACTCGTGATGCGCGCGAACGCCAGCCACGATCTTTCGACCTGCATGATCGGCCAGCCGTCACTGTGAAGTTGATCAAGCACTGCCGTGACTTCGACACCCGGATTGGAATAGTCGTGCCAAATAATGATGCCGCCGGGCCGCACCAGCGCGCGCGCCAACATGCTGTCGTGGCGCACCGCCTCTGCGCTGTGATCGCCGTCGATGAAAGCGGCGTCGCACGGCTCCAAATCCTGCGGCACCAGATCGAACGAACCGCGCGGGCGGATCAACCGCCAGAAGCGCGGGTCATCGATGGCATAATGGCCCGCATCGTTTGGGATTTCGCTGTTCTGGCACGCCAGCGTCGGCTGATGGTCTGGCGGCACATCGATGCCGACATAGGTTTCGAGCGTCGGCACATGATCGAGCACGGTCTTGGCGGTCAATCCGGTATTGCAGCCGAATTCGATCATCACCTGCGGCAGCACGCTGCGCACCAGCGCGACTACGATCGCGGTCTCGTCGGCGCCGAGATACGGATTGCCGCGGTAGCTGATCCTGCTGGCAGCGAGTTGCGAGCGCGGAAAAATTGGCAGCGCCATTTCCGTCACCCGATCAACGCTGCGATGTCGATTTCCTTCTTGCCGACCGGTGCCACGCCGACTGCCATGGTCAGCGCCACCATGCCGTCGATCCGTCCGTTCGATCGCTTCTTCGACAGCTTCCGGTTCGAACTGTCCTTGGTCTGCTCGCCTTCCTTCACCCTGGTCTCGATCACCGCGTTCATGGCACACATTTTCAGCACCGGATGATCGCCGTGGCGTAGCTCGCGCGCGAGAATGATCTGTTCCAGATCGCGCAAGGCCGGCGACATGCTTTGCGTCCCTTGGCCGAATTCGACCCACTGATCTTCGAGTTGCTTTTCGCTAAATCCGGCATTGAGCAGCCAAGGTTTCAAATGGCGGTAATTCCACCTATCGAAACCGATACGCGATACCTTATGCCGCTCGAACAGATTGCGTTTCAGGAATTGCGCGACATAGTCGTAACTGATCGTGCGGCCGGGTGTCGTCAACAGAAAGCCCTTGTCGGCCCAGACATCGTACGGAACGCGATCGGCGCGCGCCCTGTCGGCGAGGCCATGGCCCGGCAACCAGAATGTCGGCTTGCAGTGCCAGATGCCATCGACGCGCCCGATCACCACCAGCGCCGTCAAGTCGGCGGCCTCCGACAGATCGAGGCCGGCATAAACCTCACGGCCTTGCAGATCGATTGGCTGACCGGCGCATGCCTGCCAATCTGCGAGCTTGATGAACGGCGACGACGCCTCGATGCGCTGGTTCAGCACCAAATTCCGGAATTCGTTCTCGCGTGCCGGCATGCGGCGCGCATCGCTCGCCATCGCCTTGACTTCGCGCGGATTGAGAAACACGCCGAGCGCCGGGTTGGCCATCGCGATCGTCTCCGGATCGAACGGGTCCAGGTCCATCGGCGCCGTATACAGGCTGATGGTGGTGCGCGGATCGTGCCCGGCGAGTGCGTCGTCGATCAGGATCGAGAGCAGGTCGGCATTGGTGCGCGCCTGCGTCGAGATGATGATGCTTAGCGGGTCCTGCTGCGCACCGGTCGCGGTCTCCAGCGCTTCGTACAGCGCGCTGCGCGGGCCGCGCACCTGTCCCAATTCATCGTGCACGATAAAGACCGGCGACAAGCCGAACGCGGTCGTCGCTTCCGCCGACAAGGCGCGATACTTCGTGCCCATCTCCGGGCACAGCAATTCCTTCGAGCCGTCCTTGATGATCACCGCGTCGTTGAGCACCGGTGACATGCGCACGATCTTCGCTGCCAGCGAGTGGATCAGCGCGGCCTGATCGCGCGACTGCGCCGTCGAGTAAAGCTGGCTATTCGGGATCGCCACCGGGCCGCACAGGTGGCACAGCAGCAGCACCGCCGCCAAACTGGTCTTGCCGTTCTTCCTCCCGAAGCTCAGGATCGCGCGGCGCGTCCCCGCCGGGTTGTCGTAAATCCGACTGATCTCCCACTTCTGCCAGTCCGTTAAAAGGAACTGTCTCCCAATCAATTTCCCTTCCGGGACGTGGCAAGTGTCCTCGATCCAGCGAATGATCCTCACGCCCAATTTCCCAGGGCTTTGGCCGCTGACTGGTCTGTCGTCGAGCATTAGCCGCGGTATCCCGCTCGTAGCGTGATTGATGCGTCAGCCGCAGCTTGGTCGAGAGATTGCCGATCGCTTCGGCGTGTTGCAGCTTCATGCGCGACAGCATCTTGAACTTCGAAAAGTTGGCGTCCTCTTTCAGCGACCGCCGGCTCACCTGCGCCAACTCCCGCGCGACCCGCCGCGAAGTCGTGATCAACCCGCACAACTCGACCAGCACCGGCCACGTCTCCCGGCCGAACCATTGTGGCGGCATTTGCTGCACGATCGCGCACCACTCTGCCGCTTCGTCCTTGGAAAGCTCTGCCGGCGGGTCCGGCCGATCGCCCGGCAGCACCGCCACCGAAGGCACGACCGACAACGACGCCGCCGAAACGCGTCCACGCTGGCGCATAAGCCTCGCCCTTTCTTGTTGATCCGGCTGCGGTTTCTACATTGCCGCAGGTTGTATCCGGAAAAGTTCCCGAAAGTTCCATGCAACCCGTCCAGGTTGTAGGTTGTGTGATATAAAAGTCACGCGCGTTTGTGGAGAAGTTTCTTCGCCCAAAGCCCTATGCGGGAGAATAGAATTCCTCGAC